AGCTGTAAATCTGTAATCCATGCGTAGGCCCTCCATTACTTTGCCGCTCTACAACTTGGACAAGTTCTTTTGTAAGAATTAGGGTGTTTATCACACACTAATTTTATTTCAGGCTCAGGTGTTTCTGTGTACAGTGTTAGATGTTCATCTACTTTTTCACATTTACAAAATTTACCAAATATTTTTTCTAACCATTTTTTAATCATGTTTTTTCTCCTCAATTTCATAGAAAAACTTATCTGTATCTTCCGTTTTCCATGTACCTGAGTCCTCTACATTCCATTCATTGGTTTGAACTTTCCAGTCAGGAATATTATCCTTAACTGTGAATGAAGGTAGGTCCCAAATTATTCTGTTGTTAGGTTGAGCCGCATAATTACCATCATCTAAGGCTATTATGTGAGCGCACTTATGTTCGTGCGGTATTTCCGAATGATCGGTATCTAGTATATTACTATCTGGGTGCGCAAAGTCAATGGTAAATAAGTATTTACCATGATGCCATTTCTTATCTTTACCTATGTATTTACCCGATGCTGCGTTTAAAATATCAAATATAGTAACAGCAGGGTAATAACTAAAACTATTCCAAAGCTCAAGTTCATCAAGTCGTCTATGTGGAACAGCTTTCGGTTGAAAACCACGTTGAATAAAAGCCGTAATTGGTAGGCGATAAAATATTGCACCGTTCTCCATAATAGCGTGCCATAGTATAGCCCTTCCAGCCACACACGATATAGCAAAGATAATACAGTCTTCAACTTCTCCGTGATGTTTTTTACAATCATATAAAAATTCTCTCCTTATTTGTGCATAAGTGGGTGGTATGTTTGCGTTTAAGTATGCCATAATTTATCATTCTTTAAGACTACCCCAATTAGGTCCATATTCATAGTCTACTTTATTATTAACTTTAAGAATAATTGCTTCTTCCATTGTTTTTTGAACCATGATCCGTGTTTTTTCGTCTTTGATAGATACACAAAGTTCATCGTGTATTTGTATATGGGGAATTATACCTTTTTCATGTAATAATACCATAGCTTTTTTTGTCATATCAGCAGCCGATCCTTGCACCAATCTATTTAAAGCTTTGTAAGTAAAAGCACTAACAAAATAATTTTTAAACCAATCTTGTCTTTGTTTTTCTGTAAGTTCTTCAACTTTACCATCACCACCTTCAGTTTTTGATTTTGATTTAGCATTAAATAACAGTTTAAATTTAGACCAAGCATCTTTTTTTGATAAAAGTTTAGGAACAACCCAATCGCCTTCATACGTAATTGTACCGTCTGATTGTTTAATCTCTTTTGCTTCTGGATCCCATTCTTCAAATTTACGTTCTTTATTATTCCATCTTTTATTAACACTTTCATATTTATCAAATCTACAAAATCTATCTTCAAGAGTAAAAATTAATTTTTCATTCTCAGCAAATCTCATTAAACCATCTGATAATTGTTTAACAAAAGGGACTTTATTGTGATAAGTATCAAATAATTTTTTAGCTTGATCTTTATCTAAATTTAATTCTGCTTGTAATTTACCTTTTCCCATACCATAAAACAAACCGAGGTTAATAGTTTTTGCTTGTTTTCTAGATATTTTTGCCATGTCTGCTACTATTTGATGAAAATCTGCTTTATCATTATTAAATTGGTTTTTTAAATCGTCTGTTTTTTCTAATTCATGTTTTATTGCGTAATGCACTACAATTCTTGGTTCTTGTTGAGAATAGTCAAAACTACCCCATGTATGGCCTTCCTCAGGTATAAAAAGTTCTCTCATCTTCTTACCTATAAAACCTTTTGAAGGGATCTGTTGTAAATTTGGGTTACTCATTGAAAATCTTCCGGTTACAGTTCCTCCACCATCTCCTCTAATTTGATTTATATCTGCATGAATTCTTCCTTTATAAACATAACCAAGTAAACCATCTACAAATGTATTTGCAGCTTTGTCATACTCTCTTGCTTTAGCAATCATACGTAAAGATTTTTCTTTATGAGTGTTTAAATAATTTTTAGGTAATTGAGGTAATTTAGATTTAGGTGTAACCTTATAATCTTTAATTTTTAAATGTTCTAATAAATGCTTAATAGAAGAAGCAGCCCAAATATCTATTCTAATACCTGTTTTATTTTGTATTGCTTTTAATATTTGATCTCTTCTTTTTTTAAGATGTCTTCCAAACTGTATAGCTTTTGCGACATCAATTCTAACTCCTTTAAATTTCATGTCAACTAAACAAGGAAATAATTTTGTTTCTAATTCAAATATATTTCTAAGATTATACTCTTTTTTAGTTTCAGGTTTTGTGTATAATACTTCGTCTAATTTTTTATCAAATAGTTCCCATAATTTTAGAGTTAAGTTTACATCTTGTTTTGCATATTGTTCAGCTATACTAAAAGGCACTTCGTGCATATTAGATATAGCATTTTTTTTAACTCCATTAGAATCTTTTAAAACTAAATTCTCTAAATCATATTTATACTTACCTTCGTTTAAATAATCTTTGGACAAAGCATCTAATGAATATTTAAATCTATTCTCATCAATTACAGACGCAGCAACCATAGTATCAACGATACGTCCTTTAAGTTTTTTACCTGTTACAGATTGAAGCCAACAAACATCATACATTGCATTGTGAAATACTTTTGTAATTTTATTGTTTTGTAAAAGTTTTTTATTTATTTGATCCCAAAACTCTTCAAGTTCTTTAAAATTTAATTTTTTATCAGAGTGATTTAACGAAAAATAAACAGAATCTTTACCTGTTGCTACAGCTACACCGGTTATATAACCGTCCCCTGTTATTGCACCTAAACCCTTTGTTTTTAAATTAGGATCATACGTTTCTATATCGATCGCTACTGTATCTACACCTTGTAGATCCAAGTCTTCCGGAGTTTTACACATTATAATCCCTTTCTAATATCATTTCTAAATAATGTATCGCTTTCTTAATGTCCTCTTTCTTCCCCTTGAATGAGTGCCTGCATATATACTTTATAGCGTTACCCTCTGCAAAAAGCAATTTATTTTCATTTATAAATTCTGCAGGTTGTAGCTTCATTCGTTTATAATGTTTTCCTCCAACTTGTTTGTCTAATGAGTCGTATCCATCTTTTTTAAATATGTCACTGTTAGTCATGTTTCCTCCTTTAAAGTTCTAATATTTCTCTTCTGTTTTTTTGTATTCCTGCTAAAGAATAAGGACCCGAAGATCCTATGCTCCAACAATTTTTTTTGGCCCTACTGTAAGCAACGTAAGCTAATCTTCTTGGTTCATAATTATGAGGAGGTTCTGGTCTCCACACTGATAGATCAACTATAACATTATCAAAAGTTAAACCTTTTACTTTATGAATTACAGCATGTTCTACTCTAGGAGGTTTGGTTACATCCATACCATTTTGTAAAACTTTTTGAATGTAAGGTATCTTGTTTCTTAAATTATTACCTTTGTCACCATTCTTAGATAACTCTTCATGGTTTATAATTTTAGAAAATACGTCAAATTGTTTTGCTTCGGGTAAAATAAAACCTAAATTTATAAGTTCATCTATATTATAATCTTTATCAATTAAATTTTTAAGTTTATCGACAGAACCTTTTCTATAAACTTTTATTGCTGATCCCGTTAATTTCCAATATTCTTTTATTTGTTTTTTTGAAACTTTGTCATTTAAAAAAGTTTTCCAAGTTTTAAAACATCTAAAATGTTCTCTACTAACATAAGCAGTATCCTCATCTACTGCTTTATAATCTATTCCATTATTTTGAAAAAATTCAGTTATTATTTTGTGAGTGGGGTTTCCTCTATATGTAAATAAAAAAGTTTCATCTGTGTTTAATATTCTATTAATTAATATTTGTTTTTCTATACAACCTTGTTTTATGTCATGTATCCAATAAGAATTTCCAACATAATCTGTAGAAGTCCAAGTTCTTTGCGCTAGTGCTCCTTCTTTTTTCCATACAGGTGCAATAATATTTTTACATATTTTGTTAATAGTTTGGCCACATCTTAAACCTTCTTTTAGTTCGTCAACTTTTGCTTGCTCTGTGTTTGCCAATTGATAAAAATACGCAGAATCAGATCCTGCATATTCGTGAATGGTTTGATCTGCATCACCTATAAAAATAAATTCTTTCGCATGTGTAGCAGCTATTTGTAAAGCATGTATTTGAGGTTTACTGCAATCTTGAGCTTCATCTACTATTAAAACATCTATGTCAGTAGGTGTTTCAGCTTTAAATCTAAAATTATCTATCATATCCACAAAAGATATTCTTTTGTGTTCAGGGTCTTCTCTATATTTATCATACTCTTTTTTTAATTCTAGTAATCCTCCTGGTCCTTGAAGGATATACCCTTTATAACGAGATCTATCACAGCTAGCCCAAAATTTTTCAAGTTCTTTAAGATGTGACCCATCTTCAGAAGTTAACTTACAACCTTTACCGTGTGCGTGAGAAATAAATTCATAAAGAGGATGTTTATCCCACTTTTTACCTTTTGAAATGCTCATGCCGGAGTTTTCTTTACAAAAAGCTTTATGATCTTCGTGTTCATATTTTTTTATTTTTAAATATTCTGCTTTAAAATAAGAATGAATAGTACAAATTTGATCTTCTAAAGTTGTATCTGGAATGTTTATTAATTCTGGTATTGAAGGTAATTTTGTTTCTTTATCTACACTTTTTACAGCTTTTAAAATCTCAAAAGCCGCAGTGTTTGTGTGCGATAAAATTACAATCCTATCCCAAGGATATTTTTTTAAAAACATAGCGTATTCTTTTTTAAGCCACACGTGAGTTTTACCTGTACCTGGAGGGCCGGGAATAAATTTAGGAATTTTTAAATTACTCATCTTCTCCTACCGTTAAACCGTCACCAACATACACAGATTCCCCTTCCCAAATTAATTTATTGTTATCCATTTTTTCTCCAGTTATTAACCAAGCAACGCAAGATTTATTATTGTATTCACCATGGTTTCTTTTTGCTTTTAAAACAGTTTGAACTTTTTGAACAAGATCAACTCTTTTTAAATTAACCCTGTTTTTAATTAATTCTTGTTCAAAATTATTTAAATCAAATTCTATTCTAGATTTACCTGCATTATAATAAGGTAATTTATAAACAGCGAGTTGTTCTTTATCCATATAAACACCTTTGTTATCTAAATAACTTAAAAAAAACATTTTAAACTGTGAATCATTTTCTGCCTCTTCGACATAATCTTTTGATTTTTCTCTGGAGTAAAATTTAGACATCATTATTTCTTCAAATTCTTTAACAGTCATTCTTGGAATCCATATTTTTGCCTGACTCATTGCAGTGTCATAAAATATTTTTTGATTCATAAGTGATTCGCCGTCAATCCATATTTTTCTTTTAACCATTTTTAAATCAGAAAGTTCTGATTTTTTTTCTGGTACATTTAAGTGCACCCAATATCTATTAGCCCCATACTCTTCAATTTTTTCAATAGTATCTTTTGATATTTGAGTTGTAATGTTTTGAAATATTCCAATCCAATTAAACAAACCTTGAATACTTTTATGACTATAACCTGTAATTTCATGAAGTTTGTTTATTCCAAATTTTCTATTTGTTTTTCTACTTGAAGTTCCTTTTTTTAATCTTTGTGCTAAACCTTCATCATCTGCGTGTTCTGCAATCCTAGATACAAAATCATTTATTTCATCATCTGTCCAATCTGTATTTTTAACTAAAATCCCTGCAATTGCAGTGCAGTATTCATCTCTACTTCCTGTGCTAGGATATATAATTGTTAGTGCTGCAGATAAAGCAACCTTACCTACATCTATAGATAGGTTTCCTTGATACTCTCTTATCTCATCAAATTTTTCCCACCTTACATTTGTTTTTGATTTACTGTGTAAAGATCCTGGAACTATTGTGTATCTTTTTTTTTCAGTTCGTAGTTCACATATCATTGAGCCATGTGGAAAAGCCTCATAGTCTTTTTCAAACTCATCTGGTAATTTAAATTGTTTAAATGGGATTTGACTTCTATTTGTCCAAAGATAGTGGCTAGTTGGATTACCTTCTCTTCCAAAAATTGCACCACAATCTTTAATATAGTAATCAACAAATCTTTTTACAAATTCATTATCAACGTCTAAATCAACGTCATGATCTAATCTTAATGCTATCTCTGCTGTTTCGTGATCCCTGTTCCATATATCTTTCTCTATTTTAAAATCTGGGTCAGTATACTTTTTGACCTTAGGCTTACCCTTTAGACAGGGTATAATAATCCTTCCTAACTCTAACCAATCTATATAATTTATAGGTTCTTTATTCATTTACATCTTTCATTAAAATTAAAATGGGCGGGTCCACTCTCGCTTTGCCGCCCATCCCTGCAGGAATATTATAAACTAAATTCTTTTTTAGATTCTTGATTCTCAGGTTTAGCTTCAACTTCGCCAACGCTTACACGTTCAGCAAAAGTTTTAGCAGTATCGTAGATACTTTTATCTGATACCGGACCAACTTGAGATACATCCCATCCAAACCATGTTCCTTTGTCATTTGACATCTGAACAGTTTTTAGTTTGTAAATGTGGCTATATGTTGGCGGAGTAAACATACCATTTTTTCCTTGTAGTTTAATACCCATCATCATTGAGTTCCATTTTCTACTAATTTTTAATTGAGTAGCTTTCATAGAAATCAATGCTGTTGTAGGGTTATCTCCTAACATAAGCACAAAATGATTTGCTGTGTTCTCGATATAATTACCATTTGGTAATCTATCTTTGTAAGATTTATCACGAGTTGTCTTACTCATAATATCACTTTCAGCACTGTGAATTGCAACTGGAGCACCTGTACTAGATCCTCTATCTTGCCATTCTACTAACTGCCTTTTGTAATGAACAGGAATAACATCTACACCTTTAGATCCGTCATATAATTGACCACTAACTGTATTTAATATCATACCCGGTTCAGCACCTTCTTTGTATTTCGCATGTACCTTATTAATCTCTGGTGATAGTTGTCCTAACACTTTAAGAAAAGGTAATGCAATGTCGTCTTGAGACATATTTTCTATGCCTTGGTTTGCATCGGCTTCAAACATACTTGCTGCTGGAAGACCGGCTTCTTCTTTTTTTACTACGTTGTTCATGGTTATTGTTTCCTTTTTATTGTTGTTTTATTTCCAACATATATGTTGAAAAGTTCCGTTGGCATTTCTTTACCTGCCTCTATACGCTCACGGACTAACGCCTTGAGAGTCATAGGTTCAACTTTCAACTTTTGTTGAGGTTGATAACCTTGACCCTCCGCAAGAACAGCATAATCAGCTGCCTTGTTATCTTCGTTTCGCCCAAAGGACACGGATATCTCATTTTTGATTATATCCCCTAGGTTATTTTCACGAAGCCAGTTAAACGCAGCTTCTCTATTTGCAATAGTGATGCTTGCGCTGTAATTTGGTTTAACATCTACCGAAGATCCATCCATAAGTTTAAGATGAGATAAACCCATCTCTGCCATCATGGTAGGAATAACTTCTCCAGATAAATGTTCAAAATCTTTTTTTGTTTGTTTTAAATCTTCTTCTTGTTTTAAAATTTGTTTTTGAAGATTGTTTAATCTTTCTACTTGATCTGCTAGTGACTGAATATTGTCAGTCTTGCCTAACATCTTTGTTTGGTCTTCCTCAAAATTTATTTCACTCATCTATTTTTCCTTTCTCGTATAGGTTAATTTGAATAGGATAATATTGTCTTTCTTGTTTATCCCATTTAAGTAAATTGTATTTACCATTTGTCATGTCAGAAACTAT